GATCTTGTTGCACCACACGATAGAATTGTGCTTTGAGAGTACGATCATTCTTGATTGCACTCCATGGCATACCGCCAAAATACCTATCGCTGATTTCCAAACTGATCACATGTGGCAAGTCCATCCATTTGTAACCCAGTTTGCCGTCGTCCATGATGGGAGCCAACGGATCATGATGGCCTTGTTCTGCTGCCTTGCGATAGGCTGCACAGCGTTTGGCCACGGCCTGCACATTCATCTGTTCGCGTGTGATGTAAAACTTGCCGTTTTCACGACCTGTTGTGGTCTTGATATTGTTGCTGGCATTCCAGGCAGTGCGACTCCAATCGCCTTTCATGGCGTTGTACAGTTGATCATTTTTCAACAGGGTGTCGGCCACGCCGTTGTCGTTTGTGACTACACCACCATGATCTTGTCGGTTGTAGTCGTGATTTACAGTGACTTCGTCAATGTTGATGTGTTCGGGGTGATTGTAGTCCTGGGAAGTAGTCATATTATTATTTAGTAGGCCCAACAGTTTACACAAGAAGAAGCCAAAGAAAAGCCCGCACAGGGCGGGCTTTTGTTACAGGGCTGCTGTCTTAGGATTAGTAAGAGTCGCCGGAACCTGTGTTCACACGAGAAACAAAAGTTGCTCCGCGTGGTGCAGTTACCGCAGCACCAGTTGAACTGATGTTGTGCAACATACCAACGCCTGCTGGATTGCGCACGATCAGTGTGCCTTCCATGATGAACTGGTCCAAACTAGCGTCAGCATTACTAAACACTTCGTTGTTTGGTCCAAGATCACGCAAGCTACCCCATTGCAGCACATCTTCATTCAAGAAGTAGATGCTGTTGGAAACACCAGACTGGTCCATGATCCATGAATCAAAGATTTCGTAAGTGTAGTTGAAGTCGCCTTCGTATGTGCTGATTGTGTCGCCACGCTCAACATTACGACGGTTAACACTGGTGTTGCTGTTGACAATGGTATCCGAAATCATTGTACGCAGGCTTGTGGGAACAACCATGGTACGGATTTTGGCATTGTAACGCTGTTCAGCCACTGTGACCAATTGCTTGTACAGTGCAGGTGCAAACAACTGGTTAGTGAATGTACCTGTGTAGAACTGACTACCACTGGCAGCAACTTCAAAAACGCCTGCATCAGCTGTGTCAACGTCTGTGCTTTCGTTGTTGGTGTTGGTAGTGATGTTGTTGATGGTAGCACTGGTTGGGTTAAAACTGTGTGTACCAGCAAATGCTGCCAAGCTGCCCATACGACGACCTGTTTGTTGTGTGCCACTCAGTGCACCACTTGCTGAGCCGCTTTGGCCTGCATACTTGGTACCGATTTGGTCATCACGAACCAACTGTGATTCAACGTCGAACATCATTTCAATCAACTGCTTGACTTCTTGATAGGCCTGAGGGTCACCACCAGATTGTTCAACAGCACGGGCTGTGCCACTACTTGCAACTGTGGTCTGGAAAATCTGAGTGTAGTTGCCCAGATTGTAACGACTGTTGCTTTCGGCATTGGTGCTACTGACAGCAGCAGCTTCTTGAACTGCCTGCACTTCTGGCAGACGATACAAGTCGTCAGTCCACAGTGGCAAAGTGCTGTTGACTTTGCGTTTTTTTGTCATACACATGTTCAGAACAGGTGTGTCATCCTTGACGCGATTTGAAACGTCAAGGTCAAGATCCTTAACAACGATGTCAGTGCCGTATGCAGTGGTGCCGTTGCCCAGGGAAGAAGTAGAAATATAACCGGCCATAATAGGCTCCTTTTAAAATGGTTAATTGCTATCTGCGGGCGCTGCGTAACTTATTAAGTTGCGCTACCAACAGATTATCTGCAGCTTGAGTTGCCTCTTTGCCGCGTCCTTTGGCTTTTTCACGAAGATTAACGAGGTCTTGGCTGTCGTTCTTAGTGCCTGTGGTGCCTTTTCGGGCCTGCAGTTGAGCAATGCTGGCACCTGCACTTTTTCCTGCAGGACGATCTCTAAATTTGAGACCATCGCGGATCAGTGACAGGATGTGTTCATCGCTGGCAATAAGATCGATGTTGTCTACACCTGGAACCAACTGCTGTCGAGCACTGGCCCAGTCTTTACTGACCTTTTCACGGATCTCGTTGTAGACATATTCGTTACGCAGTTCACGGTCCTTGAAGGCTTTTCTATTGCCTTCCAACACTGTCTGTACCTGCTGCTTGCGAGCTGCTTGAAATTTTTCTATCTTGGGCTGCAATTGACGAATCAAATCGCTCTGCTGTTGGATATAGTTTTCATTCTGCTGCATGCCTGCACGAATACGAGCCTGTTGGGCCGGATCCGATTCAGTTGACAGTTGTTGATGGAATGTGCTTTGGTAACCTTGAACTCGGAGAATCTCATCATAAGCGCCCTGCAACTGTGGCTGAATGGTAAACTCCATTGCCAGGGTCAAGCCGCCTAGTTTTTCTCTTTGTTCTCGTTCGTATTCCTGGAACTCAGATTTTTGAATCTTCAGTTCCCGTGCTTCTTCGTGTATTGCTCCGCCTTGTCCCAGTATGGCAGCGGCTTTCTTAGCATCCATAACAACTTCTTTTCCGTTACGCATAAATTTAAATTTAGCGTTGGGGTTTGTTTCTGCAAACTCCAGAAAGTCAATTATTTCTTGTGCATTGGAATCAGCGGTTTCGGACTCACTTACAGTTTCCTGGGTGCGGTCTTCCTCTGTGCCGGTGTCTACGGGTTCTTGGTCAGTGTCAATTTCTGGCTCATTGGCTAGTGCTTCTGGTGCCACAGGGCTATCAGTGCTTGCCGCTGCTGATGCTCCTGGCTCGACTGGGCTGGTTGCATCCAAACGATTACGCTCTGCTTGTTGTCGCATAGCGGTCATTTTGGTTGCAATTATAGCATCCAATCCCTGGGTCGAATTGTGCTGTGTGGCCGCACCGTCAACGGTGTTAGGGACAGCGGTTTCTGTTGTCATGGTTTGTAAACTTCCTTGGTTGTGTCGCGTGGGGCGGTCACAGGTGCATCCTGCTCGCTTACCACACGGTTTTTCATATGCACTGCTCTTTGGAGCGATGCTACGAATGCATCAATGCCTGACAGCTGATTTGACAACGCTATCCGTCGGGCATCGGAATCTCTATCGTGACTGACTATGCTACTGAGAGCGTCAGCCACTTCAAATCTAAATTGGTGTACAAACAACACAAAGTCGCGATTGCTCAGCAGAGCCGCGGCCTTGCTGCCATGATGTTTCACAGCATCACGCTGTGTCACTGTCATGGTGCTGAGCTGGGTGGCTGTGGCTGTGAGCCTGGTATTGTAGGCTTCAATCGCGTCGTCGTTTATCATCCGTTAAACACTTTGGGTTGACCCATTGCCATACTCATGTACTCCAAACGATCGTTTGCAGTGAGTCCTTCAATGGAGTTTAATATTTCTTGCGTCTTGGCAGCATTGAGTTCGGCAGTGCTCAGATCTTTCTTGTCGCCTGGGCTAGGTTCTTTGGCTTTGGCGCTGGCAGTGGCCTGTTCAATCATCTGCTTGACTTCTTTTTCACTTGGCAAGTATGTATCCACATCTTTTACATTGAGGATATAAAGCATGTCTTCGTAGGGCTTTTTCACTTTGACAAACATTTCTTCTGTCAGTGTGCCGGCCTGTGCCATTTGGCTGCAGGCTGCATACAGTTGTGTCTGTGCCTGTTGTATAATTTGTATACGACCCAGAGCATTTTCTTCACTCAACATGCCAATGGCCAATTCAATGCCCATCTGCTTGCGGTCTGTAAAGCTCATGTCATCCCAGGCAGCATAGTCCAGGAACACAGGCTCACCGGCAGGGTGGAACTGAGCAGCCAATTTCTTAACGCCGTAGTCATCACCGTACTGAATTAGTGTGCGCCACACCAACCATAAGGCATCTTTCAAGCCATCAGCTGCACAGCGCACTGTGTTGTCCTGTATGATCTGATTGGGGCTCAGGGCCAACTGTAGTTTGATGCCGCTATTGCCGGGATTCATCACTTCGGGATTGAATGTGTCCTGCGGTGTGGTCATGCCAATCATGGCCATGGTGTCTTGCTGTATGCGAGTCAAGCCAGCTTCTAGGAACTGTAGGTTACCGGCAGGAGGCGGTACTTGATATATGTCAGTGGCTGGATCAAATTTTGAGTCCAACAAGAAGATCGCAGCTTCGCCATCCTGCAGCATCTGAAAGTCCACACGGTCCGCTTTGACACCCATTCTGGGTGTTGCTGTCAACAGGCCCAGCATGATTTCTGCACGAGCTGCTGCTGTGGCGTATTCCTGCATGGGCACCACACTCTCGGCCACGCTCATGCCGTAGAAGTTGCCGGGCAAGGGCTTGGGACACATTGATGCCACCGGAATAAATTCTACTTCTTTGGCACTGATGATGTAGTTGCCGGAATACACAACTTCAACCAGTTCCAGTTCGCCGTCGCCATCGATGTCGTATCTGTTCCATAAGGTCAACACGGTAATTCTACGCTGGTATTCATCTGCGGCCAGACCTGATCCCACTGGGATACCCTGTACTGGCACAGAGTCTCTGGCATGGATGGCCATGTTGTTGAGTGTGCTGCCCGATTGGTAAGCGCCGTTTTGGTTGTAGCTGGCAAACTTGGTAAATTCTTCCAGGTTCACTCCGGGATACAGTTCCACTGCTTCAGCAATGGTCATGTCATCATAGAAGCCGCAGAACGGTTGTTCTTTGATCTGCACCACTGTGGGGTCGCACACCCAGTAGTGCTGTGCAATTGATCTAAATTGAATGTTGATGTTGTAGCCAGTGAGCTTGTACCGGGCCGAATAAATGGTGTTGCGACTGATGGCATCTGCCAACATGTCTTCAGTGTCACTCATTTCTAAGTTGGGCACCTGCAGATCAAATTCGCTTTCTGGATTCAGTGCGTCTGTGGCAGCAATTCTAGCATCCAGTTCTGCGCCGCGCTGTGCTTCCGGCAGTTGCTGCATGTACTGCTGTGTTTCGGCCATGACCTTGACCATGTCCACATTGATTTTTCTACGGCTTTGACGCAGCACCGTGAGTCCGGAGTCTCCAGCCTGCTGTTCAAATGCCTGCAGTTGATCTCTAGTGCCTTCAGTGGTCACATAGCGTGTGATCTGTTCGCGAATGGGCAGGATCATCATCATGCCGTTTTTGTGCATGGCCGCATCCATCACCCATTGGTTCAGCACCAGGTGCGGATCGTTCATTTGATTCACTATCTTGCTGACCATCTGTGTGGCCTGGCGGCTGGCATCTGCATCACCTTCGTGATCTGCTGCAAATTCAAAGTTGATTTCGCCGTTGGGCGCCAGGCCTTTGGTGATCACAGCAGTGGCATAGTCTACCACAGGCTTCACTGTGGGATGAATATAATCTATGCCGTTAACTGGTGCAGTGCTGTTGCTGACCTGCAGACCCAAGTAGTGGTAATCACTGGCTCGGTTCACTTGATTCTTGGTAGCTGTCCACTGTAGATAAGTGTTGGCTTTGGTGTCCAGAAGGCTTTTGAGCTCGATGAACCGAGCCAGCCGACTGTTGTTGGTATTGAGTTGTGTTAAAACGGTATTCTTTATGTCCAGCACGGCGTTGACTTTCCTTTGTAGATTATTATTTAGTGCTAATAATTAAACCAAGCCAGTATAGTGCAAAACACCTGACAAAAAGCTGGCAACGGCAATCATGATCAACCATGCGGCAAAATCTGCTGGGGTCATTGGAAGTCCTTTGTTATTCTGAAGTGTACACCTGTTTCCATACCGGTTGGTTGGAAGTGTCTTTGGGTCGCAGCAACAGGGCTCTAGCTTCGGCCTGTCGCTGTTGCGGTGAGTTGCCGTCCCAGGGTTCAGCCACGCCGTTTAGGCAGCCCAGCAAGGCATAACGAGCTGAGTCAATGGTGTCGTCCGGGTCTGAGAATCTGCCCTGTGGATCCACATAGTAGTTCTGTGCTTCTTTGAGAAACTCTGTGCAGTTGTCATTCACATGCAGGGTGCCAGCTTCCAACATCTGTCGCATTTGATTTACACCATAGCTTTTGTGATTGGTTGTGCGACCCTGCATATCCGGTGGATTAAAAATGGGCTTGTGATACACATTTAAACCGTACTGTTCAAACAGTTCTCTAATGCTGTTGCTGGTCATGGTGTAACGACCCGGTGTGTTGGCGTCGGGCGGCAGCACTATGGGACAACCAAACACTTCGGGCCGCATCAGGTGCTGTATGTAATTGGCTGGATTGGCTTCGTCCACACCTTTGACCAAGATCTGGCGATGCAGCCATGCTTCACGCTCTCTGGGATCCCAGTACATGAGACTGATCACTGTACGGTCATTGACCAAGCCCAAGTCTAAGGCAATCACACGCTCCAGGCCCTGTCCAGGTCGCATGTCAAAGTCGGTTCGGCTGTAGGTGGGCCATGTGCGGATCTGAAACACAGCACCCTGCCCCATGATGGGCTTGCCGGCCATACGGGCTTCACGCTCATGCGGCAGATAGTCGCGTTCCAGTTGATCTCTAGTGCTCTGCAGCAGGAACGGTTCGCCCCAGGGATCATATTCCGGCACATCCGCCCAGGCCACACGCACAAAGTCGTAGCCCTCTTCTCGGTTCCAGAACTTTGACACCAGACCATTCAGGCCTTTGAGTGGTGTAAAGCTGCACATGACCAAGCCCTGTGTGGTGGCAGTACGAGTCACAATCTCTGAAAAGAAGTCATCCGGTGGCTGCTCATCAAACACTGCTAGATTCAGTTTGAAACCCTGCATCTGGCGCACTTCCTGTGTGTAGTTGGCAAACAGCAGCAGGCTCTTTTCACCTGACACATGATGTACCTGTACACCAATGGCATTGGCACCGTCGCTGCGAATGGTATCAAACACAATGGTATCTCTGGGCAAGGCACCTGTGCCCATGCCTTCTTGAATCTTCACATCACTTGTGCCCAGCAGTTCCTGCTGCAGAACCAGGGCAACCTGGCTCCAGCCTTCACCAGCCACCATGGCAGTGATGGCTTGATCGAACCTACGACCAGTCCACCATGGCGGATACAGGCCAGTAAGATGATAGGCAGTTTCGTAACAGGTGCTGACTGTTTTACCAATACGATTGGCTGCTAGTATTCCGCGACGATCCTGTTGAGTGTTGAAGAAACTGCGTTGATGTTCAAATGGTCTGAAATACTCCAACTGATTGAATCGCATGTGATCCGCAGTGGCCATGGCCAGATCTTCAAAGTGATTGCGTGTGTCTGTGGGCATGTGTGCCAGGCTGGCCACAGTGAGACCGTTGTTCTCCATGGTCCAACGCACTGCCCGCCGCATCAACACAGCGGAGTCTATCATTCTGATGCGACCTGATCTAAGTTCTGGTATATCTCGTGCAGTGCAGCTAGGGCGCGGGCCATGTCTGCAATGTGTTCTGGAGCAGCAGGCCAGGTGGCAGTGTCCGCAGCCACAAAGCCTTCGGGCTTGTTGAGGCAAGCCTGCAGGCGTTCGGCTGTGAGCCTAAGACTGTGTTCTACCTGACCTGGAAAGCGTTCCCTAAAGGCTTCTCTGTGAGCAGCCATGATCTTCTGTGCAATCTTTACATCGGCTGCTTGTCGTTCACCGGCGGTGGCTGTGATCACTCGTCCACCTTTTGTCGTCGGAGTTCTTCACGCAGTCTGCACTGGGCACGGAATTTGTCACTGCGTTTAATACCAAGCGTGCCGTCCCTGCAATTGTCGCTGCTTAACATTTTATCAACATTGTCAGGATGATACGGGCCCGTATCATTACGACGAGCCATTACCAATTGTCCCTTGTAAGGTCCACGACGCTGCATATCATTGCCCCACCAATCGATCCAGGTATCATAATTGAATTGCCACTCTATTCCGCGCTGTGCAGCACAGTAACGAGCATTGTGATATTTGCCAATGTGTTCGCGTGGTTGGCCTTTGGGCCGACGAGGCAGTGCAAGTTTCCAACCTGCTGTCATTCGTCCACTGCCCATGGGTTGGCCATAGCCGATCGGTCCAGACTCACAAAGTCACGATCAATCCATACCTCCCAAAAATTACTGTTGTTCACACGCTTCATCTGCATCATGGCTCGCAAGCGCTTGCCCATGGGTGTCAGTGTGCCGTCCACTCGTTGAATAACCTGTTCACCTGATCTGGGGTCAATCCATTTGATCAGTTCTGGACGCTGGCGGCCAAACTTGTCAATCTTTTCACCAATGGGTCGTTGGTCGATGGGTCCTAGGATGTCATAGGTGATCATGCCGTTCTTGTACTTGCGGAAGGTCACATCACAACGACGTCCCTGCGCACGAAAGTCTGCATCTGTGTGTGGCACCTGGCGTGAATGAAATGAGTTCTGCACACTGGTACGCGGTGGTATGGTGGCATCACGAGCCGGAGGTTCAGCAATGGGATCCACTGGCACCATGTCGCTCTTGTCCATGTAGGGGTTTTCGCCGCCCACAAAGATCGGGTCTACATCTACGCCGTTGAGTACATCCAGGGCCACTTGATATTTCACTCGGTTGGCACGACCTTTTAAAGTCAGTACCACACCAGTTTCGTCAAACACAAAGCGTTCTAGATCTCGGGCAGTGGGAAAGTCTGTCATCAAGCCTTCCATGTCAAACGCATCGGATCCTGTGGCTGCTCGAGGTTTAGGTGTGGACCGGGGCTCGGGGGCTGGCTTGGCCTCTACTGGCGTGGGTTGGGTGGGTGACTCTGCGGAGTCTTCTGTGTCCCAGACGGAAATTTCTTCCGGTGTGGGTTTGGTGCTGCGTGATGGCATGGTGGTCCTTTCTTTACTGTGCTATCGGATTCTGCACACAGGGTCTGCCTGTGTGCAGTGGGGGGGTTTACTTGTTGCCGCGTGTGGGTCCGCGCCGGACTCTGGTCACTGTGCTGACGCCGCTCAAGGCCCGGTAGTCATCGGCTGCAGGCTTGTTGGGCTTCATCTGCTCACCTCTACGACCAAACGCCGCAGTGACCATGTCAGCCAATTGGCCCATGTA